CAGACCACCCTCTCCGCATACAAGCTCGGCACGATGATCAAGATTTCCAACGAGCTTCTGCATGACTCCGCCTTCGATCTCGCATCGTATATCGCCGCACGTTTCGGTGTTGCGATGGGCAATGCAGAGGAGAGAGCATTCTTCACCGGCGACGGCGACAAGAAGCCTCTCGGTATCCTTGATGAGACCGGCGGCGCACAGCTCGGTGTGGAGACTGCATCGCAGACTGCCATCACCTTCGATGAGATCTTTGACCTCTACTACAGCCTCAAGAGCCCGTACCGCCGCAACGCACAGTTCGTGTGCAACGAGACCATTCTCCTTCAGCTCATGAAGCTCAAGGACAAGAACGACAATTACCTCTGGAAGCCTTCTCTCGACATTGCAAAGCCGGACACACTCCTCGGCAGACCGATCCGCACCTCTTCCTTCATGCCCGGAATCGCGAAGGGTGAGCGTGTTCTCCTCTTCGGTGACATGAAGAACTACTGGGTCGCTGACCGTCAGGCGAGAACCTTCCGCCGTCTTAACGAGCTGTATGCCCGCACCGATCAGGTCGGCTTCCTTACCACGCAGCGTGTGGACGGTCGTCTGATCCTTCCGGAGTCCGTCAAGGTTCTCAAGATGGCAGGCAATAAGACAACGACCGGCGGCTCTACTGGTGGCAATACCGGCGGCGGTGCAGGCGGCAACGGCTGATGATTGGAGGGCAGATAAGTGAATCTGATCTCGCTGCCTGAAACCAAGAATTATCTCCGTGTTGACCATTGTGAGGATGACAAGCTCATCCTCACTCTGATCGATACGGCACAGCGGCTCGTGATGGATGTGGGGCGCATGACTGAAAAACAGCTTGCGGAAAATGAGGAAACCTCCCGGCAGGCTATGCTGTATACTGTTTCGTACCTCTATGAAAACCGCAATACTGCTGATTATCATGCGCTGACGCTGACACTCAGGGCGCTGCTGTTCGCACAGAGGGAGGGCATCGTCTGATGGAAATCGGAAAACTGAATCAGCGGATTGCCGTCCTCGAAAACCATGTCAAAAAGGATGCTATCGGCAATCATAAGGCTCAGTGGGAGGAGGTGTTCTCCCTCTGGGCTTCTGTGACTGTATCCAATACGGTCGGCGGTGCGGATGAGGAAACCAATACCGGCGTGACCAGAGCAATTCAGAAAATTGAGGCCATTATCCGGCAGACTCCTCAGACAAAGCGGATGATGTCAACTGTGTACAGAATCCGTTTTGACGGTCTGGACTACGACATCAAAGGCATTGTGCCGAATTACCAAACGCAGGACTATATGAAGCTGATCTGCGAATCCAGAAAGGCGGGTGCGAAGGATGACATCTATTGACGATCTGGCATCGGAGGTCATGAAGGGACTGACGGACTATGCAGAACTTGCGGACACTGCAATGAAAAAAGCTGTGCGAAAGACAGCGACCGCAGTCAAGAATGAAATTTCCGCCAATGCCCCGAAAAAGTCCGGACGCTACAAAAAGAGCTGGGCAGCAAAAAAGGTGAAGGAAAACAGTCATACTCTCGAAATGACCGTTCACAGCAAGAATCGCTACCAGATCGCACATTTGCTGGAACACGGTCATGCGAAACGCGGCGGTGGTCGTGTGGCCGCTATCCCGCATATTGCACCGGCAGAACAGCACGGCGAGGAAATGTTGGAATCCCTTATCGAAAAGGCGCTGTCATGAGGAGGGGCATTCGTGACCTACGAGGAAATCAATGAAATGATGCAGGAGATCGGGCTGCCATTTGCGTACCATCACTTCGCAGAGGGTGAAAGCCCCGATCCGCCCTTCACATTGTTTCTGTCTCCCGGCGAGGATACCTTTTCCGCAGATAATCTAATGTATCACAGCTTCAAAGAGCTGCACATCGAATTATATACGGATGAAAAATCGCCGGATACGGAACAGCGTGTGGAGGAAGTCCTTCTGCGTTATAACATCTACTACACAAAATCTGAGGTATGGATAGAGTCGGAACGGCTCTACGAAGTACTGTATATCATGGAGGTATGAAAAATGGCACTTCAGAAAAACAAGGTCAAATTCGGTCTGAACAAGGTCCATTATGCGAAGATCACGGCATGGTCGGACGAGGGCGTGCCGACATTCGCAACGCCTGTGCGCCTGCCCGGTGCAGTTGCCCTGAGTATCGACGCAAACGGCGAGAACGAGAATTTTTACGCCGATAACTGCGTGTATTACGTCATCAACAACAATGCAGGCTACGATGGTGATCTGGAAGTCGCACTCATCACTACCGACTTCGCAACATCGATCCTCGGCGAACAGCTTGACAGCAAGGGCGTTCTCGTGGAGCGCAACGATGCGGAATCCGCACAGTTCGCTCTGATGTTTGAGTTCGACGGTGACAAGAATCACATCCGTCATGTGCTGTACTGCTGCTCGGCATCCCGTCCGGCTACTGAGGGCGAGACCACCGAGGAAAGCAAGAGCGTCAAGACGGAAAAGCTGTCCCTCAAGGCATCGGCACTGCCTTCCGGTCTGGTGAAGTCCAAGACCTGCGAAAGCACCGACCAGACCACCTACGATAACTGGTACAGTGCGGTGTATATTCCGACGGCTGCGACCACAAACAACAGCACCGGCACTCGTTCCGCAGGTACCAAAGGCGGCAGCACAGCCGCAGCAACCGCTACTGACTGATTCGGAGGAGAAAGAATATGGCTATTAAGAAAACCATCACTGTTGACGGCATCGAGGTTCCTTTCAAGGCGAGTGCAACACTGCCTCGCCTTTATCGTGCGAAGTTCCGCAAGGACATCTTCAAGGATTTTGCTACGCTGAAGGACTCCGTGGACGAGAGCGATGAGCAGGATTCTGGTCTCGGCATCGAGAGCCTTGAGGTGTTCGAGAATATCGCATGGACGATGGCAAAGCACGCCGATCCGGAGAATGTTCCCGACAGCCCGGATGACTGGCTCGAACAGTTCAACTGCTTCTCTATCTACGAGGTTCTTCCGCAGCTCTTTGAGCTTTGGGGCATGAATCTGGAGACACAGGCAGAGTCAAAAAAAAATCTCGCCCAGTTGACCGCGAGATGACAACACCGCTGTTCCTACTCCGATGTGTGCAGATCGGGCTGAGTCTTACGGACCTTGATCTGCTCACCATCGGAATGGTCAACGAAATGTTCATTGAAAAGGATAACGATGAAGCGACTTACAGCTACAAAGCGCAGCAGTCCGATTTCGATAATTTCTAA